TATCGACCCAGACATATTTGTGGATGGGGAGTGAGGCGATCATTTATTCCTCCTGCGGCGAGGCTGCTTCAGCACTCAAGATTGCTCGTCCAATAAGCTCTGGGATTTGGGGGACAACGGCGTTTCCGAGAGATTTAAGTCTGTCCACCCGAGCGGGAACCCCATTAGCCACTCGACCCACGTTGGGTTCAACGCGCCATTGTTTCGCTCCACTTTCTGAATATGCTCGCTCAAGTTCACCCCCCTCGATGATGCGGCTTGCCGTTTGTCTACTGTCTCTAGTTTCATTGATGATTTGTAATCCCGCGATGTCGGTGTGGGCCAAAGGTATTGATGCTTCACTTGATTGCTCAAGCTGAGTTGCCCCCCCTTCTCCGTATCGCTTGCTTTTGGGGTAAGCCACAATCCAAACCCTGTCTCGTCGGTGAGGCGCACCAACGCTGGAAGCTGGTATGCAATGCCACTCTGCATCGTACCCGATCTGGGCCAGGTCTCCGAGAACACGGTCAAGCCCTCTCCCAAGAAGTGCTGAGACGTTTTCCACGATGACGTAGCGTGGTCGTAGTTCGCCAACAAGACGGGCGTACTCGCTCCATAATCCGCTGCGTGTGCCTTCGCCCATTCCTGCCCCCCCCCCCTGCGAGGGAGATGTCTTGGCAAGGAAAACCTCCGCAAATAACGTCAACTGTGAGGCCGTCTGCGGTGAGTTGGGCGGCGGTAAGGGTTTTGATATCGGTGTACTGTCTGACATGGGGCCAATGTTTCATTAAAACCTTTTGACAAAACTTATCTATTTCGCAGAACGCTACAGTCTCAAAACCGCCAGTGCGTTCCAGGCCAAGGCTGAAACCGCCAATGCCGCTGAATAGGTCAAGGAGTTTTAGCACCTACTCCTCCCGCTTCGCCTTGTCGCGCTCGGCTTTCTTCTTGGCTCTGCCGGCGCGGGCGGCCTCCATGTTCGTGTTGTTCGCGGCGCCAAGTCGCCGGTAATAGTCGGCATCTCCACGCACTTTTTTGCGTCCGCGGCGTAATCCTCCGAGCGCGCCCAGCTTGCTCATGTAGGCGGTGATCTCGATGCGGTCCTGCGGCGTCAGGGTGGCTTCCCACTCTGCGCGTAGGCGGGCCTTTTCTTTAGCGGTCAAATCGTCGGTCATTGTACGTCTCTCTCGATTTTAAATGGGACGGTCGCGGGGCTTTTCTAACCAAAGGTCGCCGTGTACTCCGCACACCCCCCCTGTTCGCGAGCGGTCTGGGTAGTCGTGTTTGGCAACGACGCGGGTGCGCGGCACTCTCCAGGCCCCGTTTGGGGCCAGTGTGCGTAAATGCAGTGGATGCAGTAGCGGTTCATGTTTTTTTCTTTTGCCATGCCGCAATGGCGGCTGCGCGGGCCTCTGGCGTTACTGTTGACCAGTCAAAAGGCTTGGGCGGGCGACCGCGGCGGAACTTTACGGTGCCGGCTGCTGCGTCTGCTGCTTTCGCGTCTGCTGCCGTGTATGTCGCAGCCGTCTTCTTGCTGCGCGGCTTCATGGCGTAACCAGGGTCAGGCAGTAAAGCAAAAAAGCCAGACCCAATGCACCGGCTGCTGTGACAAAAAAGTCGCGTATCATGGGGTGGCTCCTGGTTTGTGGGGTTTGCGGGGTTAGATTGCGTCTTCGGTTTCGTACGTCACTTCGACCCAACGAGTGCCGCCAAAATTGTTGTTAACGGCGTCCTGCACGGATTTGATTGATTGCTGATCGATATCGTTGACGTTTAATGAGAACGCCTCGGCGTAATCGCTGGGGCTAAACGTGTCGGTGTCGGGACTGGCGAACCATGTCCAGCCGTCGTTGCAGCCCGTCGGCGCGGGGACGGAGCGGTAGGAAAGGGTAATCAGGTTTGTCGGGCGGGGCATGGTTTTTGTCCTGTTTGATTTGTTTGCGGGTTAGTGAGAGGAGATTATTTGAGCGGCTTGCGCCTGTCAATACGGATAATGCGGGGTGGTTTTTTGTTGAGATAACAAGAGTTGTAATGTTCGAAAATGGTGCAAGTTAGGGCCGGTTTTGTTGGTCCGTTTGAAAACGTTGAGGCACGTTGAGGCACGTTGAGGCAAACGTTGAGGCTGTACTTAGGCCCAGTATTGCTGGGTAAGTATGTGTTTTGATGGGTAGTTCGTACTCGCTCGCTTCAAAGGCTTGCCTCAACGTTATTAACCTTTGCTTCAACGGTTGAGGCTGGGGGAGGGTGTTTTGTGCTTTGAATGTTCAATGTTTGCTGAGGTTTTTGTGTGGGCGCTTCAATCGTTGAGGCAGCGTTTTTTTGGTGCCCATGCAATGAGGCTTTCTTCCCCCCCCCTGTAAGGGGGGAAGCCTCAACGGGTGATGCGGGGGGTGAGAGAGGGGTCAATGAATTTCTCATTCGTTGTATGGAAAACACCGCCTTCACCGGCTTTACCGCATTCCGCGGGTTCGACTGCGGGAACTGTCAATGCGGCGGCGGTTATGCCGCCTTGCCGTCGTGCCGCAGTGACAGAGGCAAGGAGTAGGGGAAGGACGCCCCGCGAGAACTAAGATCCCCGCGTTGTTGCGAGGTCGTTGTAAACACTAGCAGCTTGCGTCTTTCAAGGTGGTTGATGTGGCTCGAGGATGGAGTTAATTTTTCAGGCATGGAAAAAACGCAAGCGAGGCTAGAGAAACCCGAGGCGATGAAACGCCTCTCCAAGCCGGTTTTAAAGAGCGGCAGACCCGCGGGCTTGCTCAACTTGATACCTCGCCCCATTGCCAAAGAGATTGCCCGTGCGGCGGCTGAATGCCGTCCAGGAGGGTTCGGAGAGTTCCTGATAGAGATGTCTCGCAGTGAAGTAGCCAGCGACCGCGCTACCTTCGCCGGCTGCGTCCTGCGCCTTCTTCCGCCCGTACAGACCCAGGCCGGCGGGCCGGCGGTGACGATCAACCTGGGCTGGCTGACCGGTCGAGCCGTCGCCGGCAGCGCTCACACCGTCACGATCGATCAGCCGGCGCCCGAGGCCGAGGCCCACAATGCAGACGTGTAATCCGCGCAGGGTTACCCTAAAAACACCTGTTTTTCGGGTGCGAAATACACCAATGAATTGCACCTCGTTGAAATCATTCAATGTTTTACTTTCCGTAATGCACATTATGCGACAACGCAGTGCAGCATGGCCACGCCCCGCGCCCCCCGCGGCGTCAAAAACACCCCCCCACCCCCCCGAAAACGGCAGGGGGGGGCGGCGCGGGAACGGGGACCCGCCCCCCCCATGCCCAATTCCGTTTTTATTTTTTTCATGAAAAAGGCTTACAAAATGCGCCCTTTGCTCACCGTCGCGGCCTTAGTCGCGCTGCTGTCCCCCACAGCACACGCGACCACCATACAGGTCTGCGACGGTGAGTTTGCTTTGTGCGCCGCAAGTCCCACGACTGCGGTTCCAGGCCAGACAATCAACGTCAACGGCGTGACGTTTCCTCTTGGCACTTCAGTCTGCCCTGTCCTCAGAGGACCCGCGCTTGCCGACATGGATCTGATGAACAACTCGTGCGCCGCCCCAGGCCCAGGCAAGGTTTGGTCGCTCTTTCAGCCACGCACGCAATTCCCTCAGGCCCCGACCTGGGCGACACAGCCCGCCGCGTTCAGGAAGTTCACCACCACCGCAACGCCCCCGGCGGCATGAGCAATATGTTCAGCTTCCCTTGCAATGTCAGGCCAAACAAAATCAACAATACAAAGCTCGCCGACTGTTATGGCCCAATGAACGAAAGCCCGACGGGATCTGCTGTACCACCAGGCACTGAAGTTATGACGCAATCACCGGCTGGCGCAGCCAACCCTGTTGGTGGCCCGACGCCGTGAACTGGGGCGACATACTTAAAGCGATTATCCCCGTAGTCGTTGCGTCAATCGCATGGCTGCTGGGAGAAGTAAACGGTATGGGCATCAGGATGACTAAGTTGGAAGGTCAGATGCCAATGTTGATTACGCCGCAAGGCATCCCTACCGACAGCCCTCTTTCGGCTGATGCGCGGCACAAGATGCGTGAGGAAATATTCACGCAGATGAACGACATGAACGTGCGTCTGAGGCTGATGGAAGAACGTCAGAAGTCAAAATAAATGGACATAAATGAATATATCCCGCGCAAAGTCTTTCTTCCGCTTCACACGCGCAAGAAGCGTTGGGCTGTCGTCATTGCTCACCGCCGCGCTGGCAAGACGGTTGCGATGTGTGCTGACTTGGTTGTTGGCGCGATAGAAAGCAGCCTTCCCAAGCCGCAGTTTGCTTATCTTGCCCCATTCCGCGAACAGGCTAAGAAGGTCGCGTGGAATTATCTCAAAGAGCTTACCAAGCCGCTCCAATCAAAGCCGCCCAACGAGTCTGAATTAAAGATCACGATCAAGAACGGGTTTGGCAACGAGTCCACGATTTACGTTGGCGGCGCAGACCTCCCCGACAACTACCGCGGCATGTACTTTGACGGCGTAGTGCTCGACGAAGTGGGCCACATACGCCCCAGCGCGTGGTACTCGGTCTTACGCCCCGCGTTGTCAGACCGCAGAGGCTGGGCGATATTCGCCGGCACGCCAAGTGGCAAGAACTTCTTCTGGCAGATGCGCGAAGAGGCGCGATTAAACCCTGACACGCACATGATGATGGAGCTGCCGGCGTCGAAGACTGACATCTTGCATCCTGACGAACTTCGCGACGCCCGCGCTCAGATGACCGAAGAGACATACCTGACCGAATACGAGATATCTTTCGACGCCGCGATCCCTGGCGCATATTACGCAAAGCAGATCGGGCAAGCCTACGAAGACAAACGTGTAGGCAGCTTCCCCACAGACCAAGAGTTTACGACAGACCTGGTCGCCGACCTTGGTTTTACCGACAGTTGCAGTTGGTGGGGTTGGCAAACTACGACAGACGGCTACAAGATCACTGACTTTTACGAGAACGACAACCAGCCCATATCGCACTACATCGACTGGATTAAATCACGCCCGTACAAGGTTGGTACGGTTTGGTTGCCGCACGATGCCAAGGCAAAAAGCTTACAGACCGGCAAAAGCATTATTGAGCAGTTTCTACAGGCGGGCATAATTCCGCGAATAGTAACGGAGCTTAAGTTGCAAGACGGCATTGAGTCAGCCCGCATGATTCTGCCCAAGTGCTACTTTGATGAAACCGGCACTTATGACGGCATTGAGCATCTCCGCGCTTACATGCGTGAGTGGGATGAGAGTACTCAGACTTATCGCAGCAGACCAAAGCACGACCAGCACAGCCACGCCGCGGATGCGTTTAGATACTTAGCCATCGCCGCCCAACCGGTTGCTAAACAGGCATCAACGGGCGTAAAAAAGGTAAAGCTGGCAATTGAGGGTGCAAACTATGCTTTTGCGCTCGATGACATTTGGGATTGTCAGAACAATCAAAGTGGGCGGTTAGGCTAATGGAAAACCAAAACAGAATTGAGTCGAACAGCGACTTTGCAAACACGCCCACGGGCATGGCGCAGCGTTGGGACACTGAAATCACGGCCAGTAAGAAAGAGTTAGGAAAGTGGCACGACGATGCCATCAAGATTACGCGCAGATACTTAGACCGGCGCGATGACTTTGGCCGCGACGAGAGCCGCGTAAACTTGTTTTGGTCGAGCATGAAGGTCTTGCTCAGTCTTTTGTACGCCCGACCGCCCAAGGCAAGCGTAGCGCGATCGTTCCTTGATGCGGACGACGACCAGGCCCGCGTTGCCGGCGTCATCATGCAGCGCATGCTCAACAGATCGTTCGACGACAACATCTCGAACTGGGATGGCGCCATACGTCAGGGCATCGAGGACTGGCTTATTGTCGGGATGGGGCAATGCTGGCTGCGTTACGAGGTCGAGACGGTGCAAGAGCCTATGCCACCGCAGATCGACCCCATGACCGGCCTGGAAGTGGACACGGGCGAGATGTTCGAGCGCATCACGAACGAAGATGCGCCGCTTGATTATATCTACTGGCAGGATTTCTTTTATTCGCCGGCGCGCACTTGGGACGAGGTGCGTTGGGTGGCGCGGCGCGTAGCAATGACCCGCGACCAGCTCATTGCCCGCTTTGGCGAAGAGATCGGCAAGAGCGTTGCGCTTGGTACGCAATCTGGCACATCGGATATGCGCCTCAACAACGAGGCTCCTAAGTACGATCCCTGGTCTAAGGCAGAAGTGTTTGAGATTTGGGATAAAGAATCGCGCAGGGTTTTTTGGACTGCAAAAGGGTCAGACGTAATTCTTGATTACAAAGACGACCCGTTGAAGCTCGACAATTTTTTTCCATGCCCCAAGCCGCTTGCGGCAAATCTTACCTCAAGCAACTTCCTCCCGCGTCCCGACTACATCTTCGCACAGGATCAATTCAACGAGCTTGATGAAATCAACACGCGCATCACCTGGCTGACCCGCGCCGCCAAGGTCGTAGGCGTCTATGACAGAAACGCCGAGGGCATCCAGCGCATGTTCTCACAAGCCGCGGAAAATCAACTAATCCCGGTGGACAACTGGGCCATGTTCAGCGAGGCCGGCGGCGTCAAAGGCAAAGTGGATTGGGTGCCGATCGAGCAAGTGGTCAACGCCATCGACCATTTGCGCCAATACCGCGCCGACAAGACGCAGCAGATTTACGAGGTGCTTGGCATCTCCGACATTATGCGTGGATCATCGAGGGCGTCTGAGACTGCGACCGCGCAGCAGATTAAAGCGCAGTTTGGCTCGACGCGGATCCAGCTTAATCAGTTTTACATTGCGGAGTGGATTACGAACCTACTGCGTATCAAAGCCGAGATCATCTCAAAGCACTTCCAGCCCGAGACGATTGCAACGCGCTCAAACATCATGCGCACGGCTGACGCTCAATACGGCGAACAGGCCATCCAGCTTATCAAAGACGAGAACCTAGCCGAGTACCGCGTCAACGTCGAAGCGGACAGCATGGCGGCTATGGACTGGAGCGCCGAACGCGACAGTGCCACGCAGTTCCTGTCGGGCCTGGGCGCGTTTGTCAGCCAGGTTGCGCCGCTGGGACAAATGATGCCGCAGGCAGTGCCGTACATGCTGAAGCTCTTGCAGTGGAGCGTTAGCAAGTTCCGCGTCTCGGCTGACATCGAGGGCGTACTGGATCAGGCGATCGCGCAGATGCAGCAGGCCGGCGTGCAGCAGCCCCCGCCGCCAAACCCAATGCAGATTGCAGAGGTTGAAAACAAGAAGGCCCAGGCCGCGGAGCGTCAGGCTAACGCGCAGGACACCAGCGTGGACACACAAGCCAAGGTGCTCCAGCTAAACGCGATGATGCGCAACACAATGCAGCCCAATTCCGGTCTTCCCCCGGTCACAGGACAATAGTCATGCAAGCCAAGATGCAGATTTACGCTGAAATCCTGCGCCAGATCGGGCGTATGCCCGACGACTACAAAGAGCCTGAGATGGAAGAAATGGACGAGATGGAAGAGCCAGAGGAAGAAGAAGACAAAGGCTCTGAAAACGAAGACCGCATGAACGGCAAGAAAAAGCAAAAAGATGTCTGAGCAAAATTACGAAGCAGAACGCTCTCCCCGTAAAGAGCCTACCTGGAGGCAGTCTGCTTCAAAGGGGCAGCTTGCCAGCCACATCATTAATGCTCTGCGCCGCAACGCGCCGGCAATAAGAGAGGCTATGCCCAAGAGCGCCTACGAAATGGCGACACTGCCAGCGAGGGCTACCATTGCCGGCGTGCGCGGCGTTGGTAACGAAATTTATGAACTTGCACTGAATTCGCGCACCGCTAGAGAAAGCGGCGACATGGCTGCAATGAATGCAGCGGCGTTAGACACGGTCAAAAACACGGTGGGCGGTGCTATGGCCGCGTCTCACCTAGTCGGCCCCACGGGAAAGATCATCGGCGCCGGCGTCAAGGCACGCGGTAAAGCTAAAGCGACTGCAGAGGCTTTGCGCGATCCGCGCTTTCTCATTGGTGGCAATGGTGGGCCTCCTTTGCAGCCCGCCAAACCTCTTGGATATAATCAGGCGAAGATCGCCGTCAACTATCCAAAAAATGACAAGCCTGTCTGGACTTATGACAATAAGAAAGACAAGTGGTACTGGGCCAAGGAGCTGACAGACGAGGGGAGGGCCGTCCAAAAAGCGCGCAAGGCCGCACAGAAAGACATCGACGCCGGCAACTACACGCCATACTTCGACGTGTCAAAGCGCGACTATGTAGATCCTGCCAACTATCCTTTGCAAGGTGACACGCTTGTCGATGCTATGCCTAAAACGCAAAAGACGATCGATAAATGGACTGATCAGTTCGACACACCGGAAGCGCGGCAGCGTCTTTCTGATGCATACGATCGCTCAAAAAACGATCCTCTCGCAGAACACTGGTATGCGATGAAGCAGCTCGAGGACGAATACATCCGCGTACTAGGCGCGAAGGAGGGACGGGCTGCATACAAAAAGGATTTTGCGGATGGCATGGCCGCAACGACCGGCGGCGCGGACCCAACATCCAATCTGATGATGGCACACTACGGCAACTTCCTGCGCGCAAGCGGGGACAAACTGCCGGACAAAGCATACAAAATGCCTTTCCCCATCGGGGGCCGATTTGTCGGCGGAAACATGCAACAATACGACCGGATCGTAAATAAGGGCGAAGCCCTCACCGCGGACGGGAACCCCAAGCGGTTTAACTTCTCCGCAAACTTCCAAGGACACCGCGACAGGGCGACAATGGATGAGCAGATGTCAAAGGGCATCCAGCCTGGCATGAATATTCCGCCTGGGGATAGCTACGGTGTGGCGGAAAAGATTGTCCACGACCTTGCATATGAGCGCGGCATCCCAGCGGCTAACTTCCAAGACATTGGATGGGCCGGTCTAAAGGGCGTCCAGGGGAAGCCAATGATCTCGCACGTCAACGAGGCGATCGAGCGCACCAGCCGCATCACAGGCAAGACACCGGAAGAGATTATGGTCGAACACCTGATTAAGAAAAAGGGTCCGCTCTACTCTGTCGCCACTCCGTATTCTGGCAGCAGTTCTGAGTCCAACCCAGATGAATAGCGCCACTGGTTTCCCATTGCCGACTTTGAGAACGACGCCTCGCGGAGGACCGAGCGCGGGTAATTGTCGGCCAGAAGGAGATAGTGATCTCCACTGTCGATCGTCTCTGCAGCGGCATCAAGAAACGCCTTCCACGCTTCAAGCGAAAGAGTAAGCGACGTCTTACCGATAATGATCTTCACGTCCGACATAACACATCACCTGTTGAGAAAAACGGAACACATTATGCCACGCTACAAATACGATGCAAAGACCAAAAAGGTCGTAGAGATCACCACAGAACGCAAAATTGACCGCACTAATGCTGACCGTTCGCTGTGGAACGACACGCATTATGACGGCGCAAGAACGACTGACGGCAAGGACATCGGCAGTCGCAAAAAGCACCGCATGTACATGCGCGACAACAACCTGACGACGAGCGACGATTATAAGAACGAATGGAAATCCGCAGAGAAAGCGCGAGACATTTACAGAACTCGCGGCGGTACGATCACAAAACGTGACATCCATGATGCCATCACCCAGCTAGAAAGACAGAACAATGGAAAATGAACCCTCGATCCGCGAGTCAATCGAAGCGGCCATGCCAGAAGATGATGTTGTCGAAACAGTCGTAGACAACACGCCGGCGCCAGAGCCTGCTCCGAAAGAAGAAGCGCAACCAGAGCGCCCGCAATTACGCGCTAAAGAAGCTAAGCCGACAGAAGGCAAACCTACAGAAGCCAAGCCTGACGAGAGTGTAGGCATACGCCCCGGGCCTAAATCTTCTCCGTCTAAGACGGAAGCTCGGGCGCCGGCGTCTTGGCATCCCGAGACCCGCGAGCATTGGGCTGCTCTACCAGAGGCGGTGCGAACAGAAGTCGCACGCCGCGAACGCGAGGTACAGTCTACGTTAAAAGAGACTGCCGAGGCGCGTAAGTATGCCGAACAGATCGAGCGCACAATTGCGCCTTACCAGATGTTCATCAAGGCCGAGAACTCTAACCCGCTTCAGGCGATCGACAACCTAATGTCCACCGCGGCGCGGTTGCGGACAGGCTCCGCGCAAGATATCGCGCAACTGGTGTCTGGTCTGGTTAAGCAGTTTGGCGTCGGTCGCTTTGGGCAGGGCTTCATCGAGCAGCTCGATAGCGCCCTAGTGGGCGAGATCCCCCGCGTGGACGCCCAGCAGCAGCAACTCCAGCAAGCCATGCAGCAGCAGCTTGCGCCGATCCAACAGTTTATGAACCAGCACCAAAGCGCACAGGCGCAAGCGCAACAGAACGTAGCGCGCCAAGCCGAAAGCGAGGTTCTCGACTTTATTGAGCGGGCTGAGTTTGCCGAAGACGTCCGCGAAGACATGGCAGATCTGATGGAGATGGCCCAGAGGCGCGGTCGCGACCTATCGCTTGGCGATGCGTATAAACAGGCGTGTGCCAGCAATGAGCGTGTGAGGTCGGTCTTGGTTGCTCGTCAGAAGGCACAAGGCGCGCAGAAGCTCACAGGGGCCGCGCAGAAGGCAAAGTCGGCGGCGGTAAGCGTCAGTGGCGCGCCGGCATTAGGAGCGCCACAGCAGACCGCGTTAGACGTCAGGGGCGCTATCGAGGCTGCTATTGCCAGCCACAGCCGTTAATGTTAAAAATTGCATGATAGCTTGCGGCACTTTTAAGATTGTCCTTTGATAAAAGCTGGACGTTTATTTGTAAGGCATCATCCGGTTGGAACGCCACGTCAGATAAGCACCACCAGCAATATCAAATAATAATTAAAACTGTGCCGCAAGAACGTGCAGCGAATAACGCCATCGGAGAGCTAAGGCTCCCACCGTTGTTTCGTCGCGGTCACTGTGCCATCGGGCCAAGGCCCGAACATGAGGCGACCACATTAGTTCCGCTGCAAGGAACGAACGTGTGTCACGCGGAGCAGTACCTGTTCCGTGAACCCTTTCCTCATGGAGATTTCAGATGGCTTTTCCGAACACTACGGACATTGTAGCAACGACAATTCAAAATCGTAGTCGCGCTATTGCGGACAACGTGACCAAGAACAACGCCCTGCTTGCCAAGCTCAACATGCGCGGCAACGTCAAGACGATCGGTGGCGGTAACGTCATCCTGCAGGAACTGAGCTACGCGCAGAACAGCAACGGCGCGTTCTACAGCGGTTATGATCTGCTGCCCGTTGCGGCGGCTGATGTCATTAGCGCGGCTGAGTTCAACATTAAGCAGCTCGCCTGCCCGGTTGTGATTTCCGGCCTTGAAATGCTGCAGAACAGCGGCAAAGAAGCCTTCATCGACTTGCTTGAAGGCCGCATCAACGTAGCCGAAAGCACGATGTCGAACCTCTTGGCGCAGTCGATCTACAGCGACGGCACCGGCAGCGGCGGCAAAGAAGTCACCGGCCTCAACGCCGCTGTGCCTTCTGATCCTACGACTGGCACCTACGGCGGCATCAACCGCGCTACTTGGGCGTTCTGGCGTTCGCAGCTGTATGACTTCAGCACAGCGTCGGTGACTCCGTCTGCGACGACGATCCAGGCCGCGATGAACTCGATGTGGGCCAGCCAGGTCCGCGGCTCTGACCGCCCTGACCTGATCGTCTCGGACAGCATCTTCTGGACTTACTATATGACCTCGCTGCAGGCCATTCAGCGGTTTACGTCTCCAGAAACTGGTTCGCTCGGTTTCCCGACGATTAAATTTATGGATGCAGACGTTGTTCTGGACGGCGGCATCGGCGGCTACATCGGCTCTTCGCTGATGTTCTCGCTGAACACCAAGTACATCTTCCTGCGCCCGCACAAGGACAGGAACATGGTCGCCCTTAGCCCGAACAAGCGTTACTCGGTCAACCAGGACGCAGAGGTACAGATCCTTGGCTGGGCCGGCAACCTCACGAGTTCTGGCGCGCAGTTCCAGGGTCGCATTCAAGCCTAGTAGCCGTGGTGGCTCACCTCGCCTTGGCGGGCCTGGTGAGTCCCTCGTCCGCCAAGGCATTTTTTAATTAGGAGAGATAAAAATGGCTCAAGCAACAATTGGCATTAGTGCCGATCAAGTTACCGCTTCTACAAGCACTGCCGCTTTTCGCCTTGGTACTGTTGGTGGCTACGACAACCCCACCAATGGCTATCAGGAATTTATTTACGGACAAGCTGACGGGGCCGTCACTGGCGCTGGATATGCCGTTGTCGAACTGACCGGCTTTAATTTTGCAATGGCATCGACCACGACGACTGCACCCGGCTCTTCTGGGTTTGGGACTCGCTTTGCTGCCGCCCAGGCCGCTCTTGCGGACAACGAGTACGGTTGGTTCCAGATTTACGGCAAAGGAAGCCTCCGCACTCTGGCATCTGCTGCTAAAGGCACTCGCCTCAACTCGACTGGCACTGCCGGCGCTGTTGATGACGATGGAACCGCCGGCTCTGAAATTATCGATGGCATTGTTCTGTTGACTGCTACCGGCGGCGCTGCCGCGACAAACGCCGACGCTATGTTTTCCTACCCTAACGTAAGCAGCACTCTGTAATTTCTAACAACAGCGCGGGGCAACGTCTCCGCGCTGTTTTCTACATAAAACAAAAGGGTAAAAAATGAACACCGCCACAGCACCGACAGATTGGAATAATGTTGCAGACGCAGTAGACGACAACTCCAACAGGTTCCAGAACGACGACAAGCTGCATGTACAGTTCAGCCGTCGCCCAAAGATTCAGCCGGCTGAGTCAGACCTGGCTGGTCGCGCCATTTATAAAGAGATCGACTACATCACGATCATTGTCCCAGGCGACAAGGCAAGCATCGTCGAGCGTCCCGTTCAGTCTTATGACGTCACGCGCTTCGCGGCAAAATATGCCAACTGGCAAGCAAACGCCGGTGTAGTGCAGGAAGGCACGCCGATCTCCTCGCTGCCGAAGATGACGCCCAGCAAAATTGAGGAATACAAGTTTTTCTCTATTCACACTGTTGAGCAGCTTGCAGCGGCGTCAGATAGCGTGGGTCAAAAGTTCTTTGGCTTCCAAGATGACAAACGCTCTGCCAACGCTTTCTTGGAGATTGCCAAGGGCAACGCTCCCTTTGAGCGCATGAACAACGAGCTTAAAGAACGCGATGCCAAGATTGAGGAAATGCAGTCTCAGATCGAGGCGCTAAATAAAATGATGACTAAAGCCAAAAACTAATTAAGGGCTGGGTTAGATGGCTTTCCAAATTATTCAAGACGCAAGTCTTTTAGCCATCGTTCAAAACGTGGCTCAGATGGTGAGCTATCCTACGCCATCCGACCCAGCCGGCGATTCAGATCCGTCTGTTCAGCAGATGGTGCAAGCCGTCAATATGTCGGCCACCGAACTTCTTGGTCTGTACGATTGGCAAGAACTTACGCGAACTTATAATATTTCTATCGCTGCAGACACTCCCGGACAGACAGAACAAGCGTTTGATCTGCCCGAGGATTTCTACGAGTGGTTAGATCAGACGCAGTGGAACAGCACTAACCAGTGGCCGGCGATCGGGCCTATCAGCCCGCAGATGTGGCAGAACTTGTTAGTCAACGACGTCTTGCCGACAATGTCGTTCTACTGGCAAGTCCGCGACAATTCTCTGTATATCCTGGCGCCGCCGACTGAAGCGCAGACGCTGACGTTTATGTATCAATCCATCGCCTGGGTACAGGATCAGGACAACCCAACGCTCTACAAAAACCGCGCCACCAAGAATGGCGACATCATTCTTCTTGATGCCTTTTTAGTCACGCTTTTCACGCGGGCAAAATGGTTAGAGATGAAGGGATTGGACTCATCCGCAGCAATGCGTGATTTCCATGTGAACTTTGAAAACCGCAAAGGCCAAGAAAAGGGCGCACCCGTTTTGAACATGGTGCGTACATACGGGTTCCCTTACCTCAACGCGCTCTACAACACGCCTGACACTGGCTTCGGTTCCTGATGCCGTTAGTCGCAGTCAAACCATTTAAGAGCCCTCGAGTATCTGCGGCAACGCAAGTCTCAATGATGACGAGTGTTCCGTCACCTGTGGGCGGTTTGAATTTCCGCGACCCGATCAGCGAGATGCCCGCGACCGACGCGATGGTGCTTAACAACTTCATCCCACAGCGCACAGGCTGTTTGTTGCGAAAGGGATGGCAGTATAGCTGCAATGTCCTTGATGATCCGGTCACATCGTTGTTTAGCTATAACGCTGCTGACAGCGCGGATAACAAGTTGTTCGCGGCATCAGGCGGCAGCATCTGGGATGTTACTGGCGAAGATGCGGTTGAAGACCAAGCCGCAACAGGATCAACAGATGGCATCTGGAGCACGACACAGTTTGCGCTCGTCAGCGGCGAAGTCGTCTTACTCGCAGTCTCTCCCGGCGCCGGCTATTGGGTGTACGAGGCAACCACTGGCTGGACACAAACCACGCCCACAAATTTACCAACTGACTTGTCGTCTATAGCAGTTTGGAAAAATCGCGTTTGGTTTACGGAAGACAAGACTTCAACGGTCTATTACCTCGAAGACGTTGATGCAATCGACGGCGTTGCTGTAGCATTTGAGATGGGTTCGTTGTTGCGCAACGGCGGCTCTGTCCGCGGGCTTATCAACTGGACGCTCGACAGCGGCTTTGGCGTTGATGATTATCTTGTAGTTGTCGGCACCGAGGGCGATGTCGGCGTCTGGCAAGGCACCGATCCAACGTCTGCTGCTACGTTTGGGTTGAAGGGTGTCTGGTATGTCGGACCCGTCCCATCAATAGGCCGTTTTTTTACCGCATACGGCGGCGATGTGATGATCTTGTCAGAGCTTGGCTTGGTGCCAATGTCTCGCCTGGTCAACGGCCAGTTCAGCGAAATACAGCCTGGGCCGTCTTCTAAAATTCAAAGCGTGTTGTCTCCACTGATTGTTCAATATCGCAACGACCCGTCGTGGGACGTTATCCTTGTTCCGAACTCAGATGTCTTGATTATTAAAGTTCCGCCGCAAAACGGCATCTATGTGCAGTACGCAATGAACGTGAACACTGGGTCGTGGTGTTCGTTCACCAACATGCCTATGGTCTGCACCGCGCTGCTCAATGGACAATTATATTTTGCCACCGACGACTACGGCATCGCCAAGGGGCTTTACGGAGAACAAGACGGACTAACAATAGCCAATACCAGCGGCGATTATGTGAGCGGCGATGTCCAGGGAGCTTTTAACTCGTATCAAATGCCTGGGCGCTTGAAGAAATTTACAATGGTGCGTCCTGTTTTTATTACGACGAAGGCACCTGGCGTAAAACTGCGTATGAACACGCAGTACAGTTTCACTGGTGTTCCTGGCACGCCATCTTTTAGCGCAGATACGACCTCAGAATGGGATACCGGAGTTTGGGGGACTGCCAAATGGTCTGGAGCCTCTAACACTTACGAAAATTGGTTTGGCGTTACCGGCCTTGGTTATTTTGGTGCTGTGCGCTTGCGTGTGAAGGGCGTTGGTGGATCAACAACGCTGTCCTCCTATCACGTACTTTATGAACCGGGAGGAATTATGTAATGGCGAGAACATCTGGTTCTGCTGAATCTAGTCCGACCATCTCTGGGTACCCTGCCGGCGCTAACCCGCTGATTGCCGCGCTGCGCGCTAATTCTCCCGCGCCCGCAAGATTGGCAACTGGACCGACAACGCTTAATTTCCCGTGGATGCAGAATACTGCACCTGGCGCGCCGCCTACACCGACACCTACCCCGCCGCCCGCCAATCCTGTCCCACCGCCGGCCCGCGATGACCCTACGCCCACCCCGACGCCTACCCCAGACCCGACGCGCCCCCCACAGCCGGGTGACCCTCTCCCTGACGACGAGGAATGGCAGTATATAGATTTTGGTAATGGCTTTGGCGGGCAGTGGCTGAGAGTGCCGAAGTCTAATCGCACGCCCGCCAATCCTGTCCCGCCGCCCGCGGATCCTGTCCCGCCGCCCGGCGGCGATGATCCGTTTGACCCGACGCGCCCCCCACAGCCGGATGACCCTCTTCCTGACGACGAGGAATGGCAGTGGATCAGCTTTGGCGACTTTGGCGGGCAGTGGCTGAGAGTGCCGAAGTCTAATCGCACGCCTGCGACGCCCACTCCTCCGCCCGCCAATCCTGTCCCCCCGCCCGCAGATCCTGTCCCGCCGCCCGGCGGCGATGATCCGTGGCCTACTCCGACACCTACCCCGGCGCCCACTCCCGCGCCAGCCGATCCTTTCATGCCGCCTGAAGACGAAGGCAGACCGGTTTACCCGCCGCCTTACACGCCGCCACCCGTAGACGAAGCACCGCCTTACACGCCGCCGCCGGTGGACGAAGCACCGGCCTACACGCCGCCGCCGGTGGACGAAACGCCGGCCTATACGCCGCCACCCGTAGACGAAGCACCGGCTTACGAAGACCCCGGCTATGATTTTGAATACGTGGATTTTGGCGACGGGTTTGGTGGGCAGTATGTGCAAGTTCCAAGAAAAAATTACACGCAACCCGCTCCGATTGCTCCACCTCCTTACACGCCGCCCGCTCCACCGAATTACGATGACTACGAATATTACGACTACGGTAATTTGCTTTGATTCAATTTGGGCCGCATGACGTTTTTGAACGGTGGTTGTGCGAGAGAATAGAATACGCGCCGACGCGCAATTTAAGATGCCTTGCTAATGTTACGCCTGACGCAAAAATACGCGGCGTTGTCGGGCTTGATAACTGGAACGGTGCTTCATGCCAGCTTCATGTCGCTGGCGAGGGCATCTGGCTCACGCGAGAGTTTCTGAGGTGCGTGTTCGACTATGTGTTCAATGTAGCAAAGATTAAAGTTCTGCTTTGCATGATCGAGAGCGGAAACGAGAAGTCACTTAGATTTACGCGGCGCGTAGGTTGGACAGAAATAGCGCGGATTGAGGGCGCACATCCTACCGGCGCTTTAATTGCCTTCGAGATGCGTCCTGAGAACTGCAAGTATTTGGAGAAACCTGATGGGCAAATCTACTCCCGCTGCGCCTGATTATACCGGGGCGGCTAACGCGCAAGCGGCGGCGTCAAAAGAGAATTTGATAACGCAGAACTTTGCCAATCGCCCAACGATTAACACACCTTTTGGCAGTCAGTATTACGACACAGAGAAAAAAACAGACCCCGCTTCTGGGCAAGATGTAACGGCGTGGACGCAGCAAAACACTCTTGCACCAGGGCTTCAAAGCGCACTCGACGCGCAGATTGCATCTCAAAATCAACGCAGCACTCTTGCTAATAGTTTTATGAACCGTGTTGGCTCTGAGTACAGCCAGCCGTTTGACTATCAGAACCTCCCCAAGATGACCTCTGGCGGTCAGGCTGGCGAGATCAGGACTAATGTCGCTGACTATTCGCCGGGGCTAAACACCAGCTTCAACTTTGGTGGAGCGCCGGCGGCGCCTACCTACGATACCAATTACCGCGATACAGTAGCGCGGGGCCTCATGGAACGCATGATGCCAGTGCAGGATTATCAGAACCGGCAGCTTCAGACGCAGCTGTCGAACCAGGGCTTTAAGCTTGGCAGCGAGGGCTACAAGCGCGGCCTAGATGAGCTTGCACAGCGCCAGGCTGCAGAGCGGTACAACGCCTATGACACTGCCGGCAACGAAGCACAGCGCATGTACGGCTCACAGATGGGCGCTCGTCAGCAGGGCATCAGCGAAGCTATGGCGCAGGGCAACTTTGGCAACCAGGCGCTAATTCAAGCGCAGGGCCTTGACATCAACGCGATGAACGCAATGAACGCGGCGCAGGGGCAGCAGTTTGGCTTAAACCAGAGTTACGCTAACGCGCAGAACACGCTGCGCCAGCAAGCCATTGCAGAACAAGCTCAACGCCGCGGCATGTCACTGAACGAGATGAACGCGCTCATGTCAGGCCAGCAAGTTAACATGCCGAATATGCCGCAGTTTAATCAGGCTGGCATTTCTCAGACGCCGAATCTACTCGGCGCAGCGCAGAGCCAGTACGGTGCGGCGCTTGATGCGGCAAACGCAAAAAATGCCGGTATCAGTAACGTATTCGGTGGTTTGACCAGCTTGGGAGCGGGCGCTTTAAGCGGTGGCTTCTCATTCTCAGATGTCAGGCTCAAAAGCAACATTCGGCGCGTAGGCACTCACTCTGTTGGTGTCGGTGTGTACGAATACGACATCTTTGGACACCGCGAACGCGGCGTGATTGCACAAGAGCTTAAGCGCGTCAGGCCTGACCTGGTGCGTCAGCATAACAGCGGATATTTAACCGTTAATTACGGAGCTTTGTGATGACTGAAGAAGAACTGTATTTTCGCCAGCGGCAAGCCCAGCAAGATCAAGAAAACAACCGGCTGAGAAATCAGCAGTTTAACTACATGGTCGAAATGGGTGCGCTTGATCCTCAAGAAGAGGAGCTGCAACGTAAACAAGCGCAGATCGACATGCTGCGCGACAGAGGTATGGAAGGACAAGAGGGCCGCATGGTCGGCAATACTTTTGTCGCGCCCTCGTTCGCGCAATACGCAGCGCAGCTTGGCAACGCCTACATGGCCCGCAAAGGGAATGAAGAAACCAAGGCCGGCAGGGCCGACATTGCAGCAAAGAGGGCTGAGTCAGTTGGCAGATTTGCGGACAACAATTACTCTTCTCAAGGCTACGATCCGCGCAAGAAGCGGTCTTACACAGGTCCGGTCTAATGGATTTCTACGACCCAAACGATGACGCTTTTGACCCGTCAACTTATGGGTCGCAGCAGCGTAGTTATTTGCCGAAAACGCGCAGACAGAGCGTGGGTGGTACATTGTCTCAGAAAAGCGCGGACGCTGCTTTTGAACGATTCATGGAACTTGCTGGCGGCAAGGACGATTACTCTGAAGCCCAAATGCAAGCACTTGAACGCTCGAAACAAGCAAACATGGACGACAGACTTGCCATTGCGGCTCAGTACGCTGGGCCTAAGTTTGCTGGCATGCAGGAGAGCTATCTGAAGAGGGCGATGGCTGGTCGTGAACCCACGCGGGTGGGTAATGTCACGATTGGGCCTGATGGCACTGTTGTTAGAGATGTCGGCGCTGACAGGATGAAACAGGCAGAAGTGCAGTTTAGGCTCGGACAGAATTACGCACAAACAGCCGACCGCGAGGAGCGCAGGGCTGATAGAGATTATCAAATTGGCTTAGACCAAGACGAGCGCGACTACCAACGCGGGCGTAATATTGTCGCTGATGCTAACGCAGCAGAAACGCGCAGAATACAATCGCAACTTGGGTTTGGCGCTACAAGTTCAGGTGGATTTACGCCAAGTGGCGAAGCTGTAAGGCTTACAAAAGATTCAAGACCATTTACAATTAATAATGGCGTCCCGACGTTATATTCTGGAATTATTAAGTATCCAGAAACCACTAAGCCGCCGACAGAGGACGCGCTAAAGGCTTCCTCATGGCTTACGACTGCTGATATTGGCTGGAAGGACATGCAAGCGGCCATGTCTCGCGATCCTAATGTTGCTTACAAAAGCATGTCAGAAGGGATTACATCCTCCATCCCATTGGTGGGAGAAGCGGTTGCAAATATGGGCATGACGCCAGATCGGCAAATATTTACCGGCGGCGTTGCTAATGTGGTTGAGGGGTTGCTGAGGGCCGCGACCGGCGCTGGTATAACTAATCCAGAAACACTAGCAAAAATTAAAGCTATCTCCCCGGCCTATGGCGATTCGCCAGAGCGCGTAAGACAAAAAATGGCTTCTATCCCAAAGCTTATTCAGTCTTTGCAGCAAAGAGCAGGAAGAGCGGCAACGCCAGAACAACAGAAGATGGATTATGAAGAAGAAATAAATAAGTGGGCGGCTGTGTCTGTTGCGCCAGAAGGCGTTTCCCAAGTTGATTGGGATAGTATGACGCCTGACGAAAAAGAAGAATTTACTGCTGCTGGAGTTCCCCAATGACACCGGCACAGCAAAAAATACTAGACGATGCCAAGGCAAGACGGGCCGCTGCTGACGCTCCCATTGGACACTTGCAAGGGCTGAGGGAGCAATTCGAGCAGGGCATAAGCCTTGGATCACTTGACGAGGGGCGGGCAGCGTTTGAGCGCGCCACCGGCAAGGCCGGCGACTACGATCTTTCAATGGAGCGGCAGAGGCGCGACCGCGAGAGATACGCCGCTGCGAACCCATATAAGGCCGGCACGGCAGCGGCTCTCGGGGCGGTGGCTCCAGTCGTCATGTCTTACGTGGGCGGCGTGGGCGCGGCTCCTTTCACCGGTGGCGCATCAATGGTTTTGCCAGCGGCCACTACAGCCAGGGCTTTACCAATAGTCATGGACGCTCTGTACGGCGTAGGCGGGGCTGGCAAGGTTGCCGCTGCGAATACGCTGCGCCAGGGCATCTCTTCCGGCGCAAAAGCTGGTGCCACTCCTGGCGCGCTTGAAGGTTATATGTCGGCTAATCCTGGGCAGCGCGAGTACGGCGCGGCACAGGGGGCTGTCGTCGGAAGCGGTCTTGGAGGCACAATTGGCGGTACCAGCATTGCGCTGCCGAGAGCCATGCGTTACGGGCGCGGGAAGCTAGACAACATCAACCAATATTTGGCTGGGCCAGGAAACGATCCCACACGCGGCTCTGTAAATGTAGGCGGCGGTCCATCTACGCGCACGCCTCGCGCACCTCGCACGCCATCTCCTGCGCCGGCAACGGCGGCAGAGGCGCAGATCATGCAAGCGATGCAAGACGGCAGCATTACGCAAGATCAAGCGATTGCGGCGATTGCGCGGGCACAGCAGCTTAATGTCCCGGTGATGCTTGCTGATGTTGGTGGACAGCCTGTACAGCGTTTGACTCGGTCTGTGAGAACTCTAACTGGCCCCGGCAGCGCGATGGTCGATCAGGCTTTTGAGACAAGAGCCAGGGGCGGTGCTGGTCGGGTTATTAATGCAGTAGAGCGCGGTATCGGTGCCAGAACGACAGGCAACCCGGCTGCGGTGAGCGATAGGTTCCGCCAGCAAGCTCGGACAGATTCTCGCCCATATTACGAGCAGCTTCCTGGCTTGCCAGACATCAGCAACGCTGAAGTTATAGCGCAGATGCAAACGCCCGCGGTTCAGCGCATTATCCAAGCCGAGGAGAGGGCAAATAGAGATGTGGGGAGATCGGTGTCATCTCTTTATAACGATAATGGCACGCTTGCGAGAAACCCTACTTTTGAAGAATTAGACATTGTTAAAAAGATCGTCGGTGAAACCATTACCGCGAACAGGCGCTTTGGCTCTCGCCCGACTGATCCGATCCCCGCGCAAACACAAACAGAAGTTGAACGGGCGCAGGACGTCGTAAACAACCTTTTGCGCGGCGCTGACGCTTCTGCCGGCGGCGACATCTATAGGATGGCACGCGGCGCTTATGAACGTCCCATGCAGCGAAAGGACGCATTTGACGCGGGCCTCGAGCAATTTAGGGCCAAGGGCGATTTTGAAACCCTGCGAGACATTGAAACAACGCCAGAGGCGATCCTTCCTGAGAATTTGAAATACCTCCGTCGCGGTCAGGTCGAGGCTCTCAGGCAGCGCGTGCAGTCGCCTAATGATCAAACGTCTAACCCAAACAGAGTTGCTCCGATTGCGGGAAGCATAAACGCAAGAGCGCAACTTGATGCTGCCGCTCTCAACGCGAACAGACGCGAAAGAATGAACGAGCGTCTTGCGCTGGAAAACCAGATGTCCGCGACAAGCAATTACGTTCGCGGCGGCTCTAATACAGCAGACAAAATTGCTGAAGCTGAACCAAACATAATTGGTGACATGGCGGCTGCTGCTCCAAGTGGGATGCAAGCTGTCGGCGTCTCTGGTGTGAAAAGCGTCTGGAACGCAATGAGCGGTGCCTTTGGAAAAGAAACCCGCGCAGAGATAGCCGGCATTCTGACCAATATGAACCCAAGGCAGTCGATAGAATTTTTGGAACGTCTAAAAGTTCTCCAAGCGCAGGGAGAACTTACTACCAAGGCAATTAGGGCTACCGCTGCGGCGGCGACTACCTCGATGAACGAATAGGAACTCACCATGCCTCGTAACGGAGCAGGAACGTACACGCTGCCAGCCGGCAACCCGGTTGTCGCCAACACGAACATTACCGCGGACTGGGGTAATGCAACGATGGAGGACATCGGCAACGAGATTACGAACAGCCTTAGCCGCGAGGGCGACGGCGGCATGAACGCACCGCTGCGCTTTGTAGACGGTGACGAAAACACCCCCGGCATTGGTTGGGTTAGCGAAACAAACAGCGGTTTTTATTGGGCTGGCTCGGGCGAGTATTGGGCGACTGTACTGGGAACGCCCATCTTACAGTTTACAGAAAACGGTTTGCTTATTCCGAGCGGCATCGATCTTACAGTGCAAGGCACTGTCAGCTTTGAGGGCGCTCTTAATGTCGTCGGGAATTTCAGTGTAGCGACCAACAAATTCACCGTCGCGGCGGCGTCTGGAAACACGACTGTCGCAGGAACATTTGTCTGCGCTGGTGCGATTACCGCAACGAGTGGGCTTACCGGCAACATAACCTCAAGCTCCGTGACAATCACGGGCGGCAACTTAAATGGCGTGACGATCGGCGGCACGACCCCCGGCGCCGGATCTTTCACGACTTTGGCATCATCGTCTGGTCTGACGGGTGACGTCACCGGCAACGTCACTGGCAACCTTACCGGAAACGTGACGGCGGCGAGCGGTACATCGACGTTCAACAACGTGACGGTAAATGCCGGCCTCGACATGACGAACGGCATTATTGCCAACCTTGCCACGCCAATCACAGGCACCGACGCAGCGACCAAGGCGTATGTTGACAGTATCGCGGGCGTTACCAGCGTTGGCCTGACCGCGCCTGCCGTATTTACGGTCTCCGGTAGCCCCGTCACGACAACCGGCACTTTGGCTCTTACTTATTCTGGGACTGCGCTGCCGGCGGCTAATGGCGGGACGGCACAGACGACTTACAGCACCGGCGACTTGCTCTATGCCAGCGGCGCAAACACGCTTTCAAAACTGCCGATCGGCACATCGTCTCAAGTGTTGACTGTCACGGCTGGAGTGCCTGCGTGGGGATCGTCTGGATCAGGCTCGGTTACGAGCGTTGCGCAGAGCTTCACGGGCGGCTTGATCTCGGTCGCTGGTTCGCCGATCACCAGCTCTGGCACCCTGGCGCTTACTGTTGCTGGGACTAGCGGCGGGATCCCCTACTTCAGCTCGGCCTCGACCTGGGCCTCGTCGGCGGCACTCACGCAGTACGGCGTTGTCTACGGCGGCGGCGCCGGTGCGGCTCCTGTTGCCACAGCGAATGGAACGACGGGTCAGGTGCTGACTGCAACGACCGGCGGAGCGCCAAGCTGGGCCTCTCCAGCTACAAGTGGAACCGTCACCAGTGTTGCAGTATCTGGCGGGACTACTGGCCTTACCACAAGCGGCGGGCCTATCACCGGCAGCGGCACGATTACGCTTGCTGGCACACTTGCCCCTGCAAACGGCGGCACTGGCGTTGCCAACAACGCGGCGTCAACGCTGACAATCAGCGGCGCTTTTGCGACAACGCTTACGGTAACTGCTACGACCGGCGTGACGCTACCGACAACCGGCACGCTGGCAACGCTCGCCGGCAGCGAGACTCTGACAAATAAGACGCTGACGTCTCCTACGCTGACTACCCCTGCACTTGGAACTCCTGCGTCAGGCATATTGTCGTCTTGTACAGTGGACGGGACAAACGAGGTTGGCTTCAAGAACATCCCGCAGAACAGCCAGAGCGCGGCATACACGCTTGTTCTTGCTGACGCCGGCAAGCACATCTTCCATCCGTCAACAGATGCAAACGCGAGGACGTATACGATCCCCGCGAACAGTTCTGTGGCGTACCCGATCGGCACAGCCATCACGTTTATCAACATGACGTCACAGGTTGTGACGATTGCGATCACAACAGACACCATGTACCTGTCCTCGGCTGGCACGACCGGCTCACGCAGCCTTGCTCAGTATGGATCAGCAACAGCAATCAAGATGACATCGACAACGTGGCTAATTTCCGGGTCGGGGCTGACTTAATATGTCTGGCGCACTTCAAGCCTTATTTATGAACATGCGGAGTTTTGGCTCCACCGTCATCGTATTCTTCACCGCTGGTGGCACTTGGTTATGCCCAACCGGCGTGACTACCGTGGACTACTTGGTTGTTGGCGGTGGCGGTGCAGGCGGCGGCTCCACTGGTGGTGGTGGTGGTGCAGGTGGATTTAGAACTGGCACAGGTTTAGCGGTAATTGCTGGCGATACTTATACAGTTACCGTTGGTGCTGGAGGAGCAGTACCTGGGGCGGCGGCAACGGGTGGTTCTGGAAGTAGTTCTGTCTTTTCTACGATCACCTCTGCTGGCGGCGGCGGCGGCGGACGCAACGGCGGGGCGGGGGTAGACGGGGGTTCTGGCGGAGGTGGCTCATACACAGGTTATGCCGGTGGCTCTGGAAATACGCCTAGCGTTTCCCCTTCACAAGGAAATGGTGGCGGTGCTGGCGCTGGCCCACCGGGATACGCTGCTGGTGGAGGTGGCGGTGCGAACGCCGGGGGTGTGGCTGCGGTTGACTATGTAAGCGGCAACGGCGGTGCTGGAACAGCATCTTCGCTCAGCGGCTCGTCTGTACCATATGCTGGTGGCGGTGGTGGTGGCGGGTCTACCTATTACGGCACCTCGGCAGGAACGGGTGGATCAGGCGGCGGAGGTAACGGAGGCACAGACACAACTGGAACCTCCGGCACTGTAAACACAGGTGGTGGCGGTGGTGGTGCTGGGTACGGCACTGGCGCTCCGTCATTCCCAAACACATCGGGAAGCCCTGGCGGCTCTGGCATCGTGATTCTCAGCTACCTGGCATCGTGATTTTAAAACTAAACGCATAGGCAAGGACATGGTTACAAAGACCTACATGATTCTTGGCATCGACACGGCGGTCCACCTATTGCGCCCCGGCGCGAAATGGGAATGGACTGGCGGTGTTGGCTTTACGCGCTGGGACGACCCGCGTTCGCAACCGAGCAAAGAAGAAATCGAAGATACGATTGAGAAGATCAAAGCCTTTGAGGACTCGATCACTACGCTCTGGTTACCGGAGCAAGTTGCGGCGAAAGAAAAGCAAGAGCGAGAAATTCAACAGGCTATGGCATCGTGATTACGCACAACCTGTTTCCGACGCCTGTATCGTTTCTTGAGCTTGGCCGTCAGTTTAGCGACGAGGAAACCGACTTCCTGTTGAACCTTGAGCAGAAGCCCAACAACGGCAATACGACCAGCAAAGAGCGCAAGCTACTAGATGACCCCAAGCTGGCTTCGTTGCGTGAGTTTATGGACGCCTCGGTTGCTTCGTATTTCAAAGAAATCTACAGCCCGAAGAACGAAGTCAGCCTTCGCATTACGCAGTCCTGGGTAAACTACACCAAGCCGGGGCAATGGCATCACAAACACGCGCACCCGAACTCGTTCTTAAGCGGCGTGTTCTACATTAAGGCCAACAAAGAAACTGACCGTATTCACTTCTTCAAAGACGGCTACCAGCAGATCAAACTGCCAGTAGATCAGTTCAATCTGTACAACTCAGAAAGCTGGTGGTTGACGGTCGAAACTGGTCAACTGATCCTGTTCCCGTCTTCGTTTACGCATATGGTCGAGGCCGTAAAGGGCGAAAATCTGCGCGTTAGTATGTCTTTCAACACCTTTCCGGTTGGCTACGTCGGCAGCGATGACGACCTCACCGGCTTGCATTTGTAGGATCAACACATGGCCCATTTTGCCGAATTAGATGCCGACAACGTAGTTCTCAGGGTAATTGTTGTCGCAAACGCAGACACCGCCGACGCAAGCGGCGTGGAAAAAGAGTATATTGGCGCGGCTTTCTGCGAAAACCTATTGGGCGGCATCTGGAAGCAGACAAGTTATAACGGCAATATTCGCAAGCGATATGCTGGTATCGGCTATACTTACGACGCTGGCCTGGATGCGTTTATTACCCCTCAGCCGTACCCCTCGTGGGTGCTGGACGAGAACACCGACTGGCAAGCTCCGGTGCCAATGCCGACTGACGGAAAGCGGTACAGTTGGGACGAGCCGACTTTTAGCTGGTTGGAGGTGCCGACATGAGCGCAGACGCCA